TACGGGTAGCACCAGCGAACACCTGACCACCGATCAAATTGACCGGCTTCAAGCCATAAGGCTTGTCAATAGTGGGGTAAGCCATTTGTTAACTCCAAATTTAAATTTAAGAACCTTTACCAAAGCTACTCGTGGATTTACGGTCGTTAAACAGTGGCATCCTTGCGTCGCTTTGGCGCATAAAATTGCTGTCTACAGCATCCGTCTGAGCCTTGCTTTGCTGCGCATAATAATCATTGCGCTGCTTAACAAGTTCTTCAGGAGTCTTGCATAACAACAATCCGCCGATCTCAATCCCGTCTTGAAACTTTGAATTAGAATCGACTAGCAGTTTAAACTTCGGTTGCTCGCTAATCTTCACAGGCTCCCAGCCTTCTCTGAGCTTGCCAGATACGTTACGGGGGTCTGGAATATTGAGCATAGATACTCGAATCCATCGGTATGCATAGCCCGGCTGTTTGTCCGGTTCTGGCAAGAGTTCTGGTGGTGCCCACTGCTTGGGGCGTTCATCCATTGCTCGAGTTTGCAACTCGCGTGGTGTTTTAGATTCAGACATTTTCGTTCTCCAGTTTAAGCACTTCTTTCACGTATTGTTCGGGCGTTATGTTTAGTCGCTTGATTGTGTTCATTTGCGACGTTGTGAGTCTTACCTTTTTTGATCCGGTAGACCTAGTTGCTGGTGCAACAACGCTTGGCGCTCTCTTACGTGGTGCTTCTGAATCACCGAAATTCTCTGAAAATCTTCGTCGCATTGTCTTGTCCAATGTGGCGTAATATTCTTCAGAACCAACTTGAACGCCTTCTTTTTTAAGCTTTGCGTGTAAGCCTAAAGCCGCAGCGGTCATTTCCTCGTCCTGACCAAACCATTTGTTGCGTTCTTGCCACGCTAATGCTGTTTGATCAACTTGAGGTTGTTGTTGCTGTTGTACCTCAAAATTCGGTTCTTGTAAAGGGGTTGGTTTATAACTATTAACCTTCTCCATTTCAAAAGCATTCTTAGTTAACTGCTCTTGTGCTTCCAACATTCTGTCAGTGTCACCTGACTCGTATGCCTCTTTGTAGCTTTGCTTTGCCTTTTCAAGCTTCATCTCAACAGATTGTTTAATAGCGCCGACATACTCTGTCTGCCCATTATTAATCATGCTACGCATCTTGCGGTTCTCTTCTAGCAACCGTTTAGCAGTTGATAATGCCTCTTGGTTTTCTCTGGTAATAGCTTCTTTAGCTCGGCGCTCATCATGCCAGACCTTCTTAAGCTGTTTAAACCTTTGGCGAACTTCACCAGAATAACTCTCAAGTTCGTCTTCTTCTAAGGACTTGACGATGTCATCTGGCATTGGTTCTCTACCCTGATCTTCCTCTGGGGTATCGTCCTCAACCTCAATATCAAACTGGTCTTCCTCGTCTGGAAATTTATACTTATCCATATTCTTTCTCCTTAAGCGCGTTTAATACCACGGGGGTCAAGAACTACACCCTCTACGGTATCGTCATTTATAAGTCGGAATTCACGACCGTGAATTAACAACCGTGATCCAGAGTTTGGCCTGACTAAAACAAAGTCACCGACCTTGCACCACGGACCATTTGGGAACCTTTTTTCATCCTTGTAGCATTCGTCTCCGAGAGCAACAACAAATAAAACGGTTGTTAAAACTTCTTCGTGTTGGACGGTTAAGTCCGATTTAATAATCCCGCTTTCATATTCCTTTTCAACTTCAGGAATAGCGCATAAGATTCGATACCCAACAGGTTTTGGTAATTGACTAGCCTTTTCTTCAAAGTTAAATTCGCCCACTACCTTGGGATCATTGGGGTTTGAGCCAATGAGAATCGTCATCAGTTTTCTCCAGATTGTTTTTGAGGTCTATGATGTAACTGCGAGCAAGGAGAAGACCTCGAATCTCCCCGCACATTCTTTTGTATGACTCGGCATCTTCGCTACCAGTACATACGTGGTCTTTAATTTGATTGACTTTGTCGTTTATTTGCAACGTTAGCACTTCAAATATGTCCATTATTGGTTCCTATCTAGTTCAGAAGCAATCTTAATGAGCATGTCGGCCTTGTTTTTTGACATAGACGCGCCCTGCTTTAAGCCCTCTAATTGCATTTTTGCTTCTAATTCTGCATGATCTATAGATGCTTTAAGACCAGCCTGAAGACCTGCAATCTCTTTCTGAGTCTCAATACGCTCACGTTCAATAGCTAATTGGTCAGCTTTTGCCGCTGCATCCACTTTGTCTTTATTAGACTTGCGCTCTATTTCCATTTTCTTCAATTCAAGGTCTTGCTGTTGAAGTTGAATCATTGGGTCTTTAGCTTGCTCTTCAGCCTGTTTTTGTTGGGCTTCAGCTTGGTTTTGTTGCAATAAGCGTTGTGATGCTTCTGCAAGCAACGGGGCAAGACGAGCTTCCTGTTCTGGATCGAGATGGATAGGTTCTCCAGCGTCATCCTCTTGAGGTGGCATATTCATGCCTAATTGCTGTTCAATCTGTACGCGATAAGCAAATCCTAAATGCTCTCCAATATGAGCTTGCATTGCTGACTGTATCTGAGCAGCCATTGGACTTTGACCCACTATTGACAACAACTTAGGGTCTTGCATAGCAGACATGTGAACTGTCATGTGAGCTTGATGGTCTTGATATGCAAAAGCTTTCACTGGCTTCATATTAAGAACGTTTTGGTTCTCTGTTACTGGGTCAGTTGGCTTTTGCTCATCATGTGATGGTATAAGCTTATCAGCATTTTTTACGCCCAATACTTCTAGCATTTGACGGTGCAGTAATGGCAAGTCATAGAGCTGTGGTGCGCCTTGTGCTAACTGTAGAATGGCTTGATACTGAACAATCTTCTGAGCCATTGTGGCAGCATTTGGGTCTGACACAGGAATAACATCTACCCGCTCATAATCTGACTTACGGGCTTTTCTATCGCCTTCTACTGGGTCATAGCTATACTGTTCTGGCGCGTCTTCTGCAATTAACTTCTTAAGTAGACGAAGCTCTTGCTTTAGTGAGTAATGAATACGAGCCTGAACCGCGCTGATAACACGCAAGGTCCTTTCTAGTAATGCCAGTGTTGTACCTACAGGAGCGTTGGCTGACATGTCAGATACAGTCATATCTGAGGTATTAGCAAAGCGTCTACCGTCTTCAATGATGCCGTTTAATAGCGTCATTAGAACCTGTGATGGCTCTTTATACGGTAAAGGCATGATGTTATCGCGCATAATACCGCCTGCGATATCTACATCCCGGAATTCACCCGGAGCAATAGGTGTATCATCGCCTTTAATCCGCATGCCTTTGGCTTTAAAACCACCGGGCAAGTTTGACAACGTTCCTGCATCAACTAATTGCCGAATTAATGACGTGCCTGACTTAGCATACGCGCCAATTAAGTGAATTAAACCAAAAGCATAAAAACCAAAGCCCGGTATGTAGGGATAATGCACAAAATGCTGACGACGTTTATGCAGCTTGTCATTTTCTTCCCAATTACGGCGGATAGATAAAATAGTTCCCGTGCCTTTTTCAATTGATACCACATATGGCAAGGCAATACCTGTAAATTCGCCATCTTGCTCATGCTCAAAGCCGGGCAAATCTAAATCAACGTTCATCTCTAAGATTTTGTAGCGGTCATCAGTGGTAGCACTGAACCCCATCTTCTCTGCAATCTTTTTCTCAACGTCATCTATAGAATTATCGGGTGTTCCTAGCTCTACATCACGATAAAACCCAGAGACTTGTAGCTTACGCATTTCATTCTCTGTCTTACGCATAACGTGGGTAATACGTTCGGCGAATACCAGATCAGATGCGCCATAAGGCACCACAACGTCCTCTGCTGGGCAGAAAATAGAGACCTGACGCCCTAGTGACGGGTCTTTATAAACCTTCTTAAACGCGTTTCCTGCTAAAGCTAGACCCCAGAGCATACGTTCTGTTTCTGGGCGGTACTCAGGCATGAGATCAGTGAGTTCGTGGTTCATGTCTTCTTGAACACGACGAGCAGCATCCTTGTTTTCTTGAGTTTCACGCCCTAGTATCTTCGTTTTGACAGGACCTGCTGCTGGAAATATAGAGCCAATGGTTTCTGCTTGGAACTTAACCACCGCTTCAGCAAGAAGAGGGTGATAAATACCACATGCACCCTCCCAAGGCTCAGACCTATCTTCTAGTTTTAAGCCTAAAAGCTCTAAACCATCAACATAGGTTTGAATCCAGTCCTTTCGAGACGATAAATCGTTCTCAAAATCAGACAGGAGGTCTCCCGAGATAGTTTGAAGAACCCGATCATCCACTTCATCAGCAATATTGTCATAGAATTCAGGCGTACTGGGCTCGATTTCTATTTCAATACCATCCATCTCGATGGTTACAGATTCAGGGTCTTCAATTTCAATCTGAATTTCGCCTTCAGGCGCTTGGTATAAGGATTTTTCTATTGACATATTAGTAGTAGGCAGCTTTTTTTCGGATTAATGAATCGTCATTGTCATCTGAATCAAGTTTTATAAACCCGCCCCGCCTAAATCTAAGCAAGGCTTGGCTCATTGAGTCAACAATGTCGTCGTGGTCTCCATTAGGGAATGATGCGCACTCTTCCATCACTTCGTCCGCC